CTGCGGCAGGCGGATCAGCCCGCCCTGGGCCCGCAACGTCACCTCGGCGTCGGTCGTCTCTTCGAAGTCCTGGCCTGTGTAGGCGCGCACCAGAGCGGACGCATCCGCCAGCAGCGCCTCCACGCGGGCGTCCTCCTCGCAGGTGATGTCGCGGCCGAGCCGCGCCACCAAATCCGCTGTTGTTGCCAG